CAATATCTTGCGTGCCATTAGTATTGTTATTATAACTTCTTGGTCTGCCAGTTGATTCGCAGAATACCATTAGGCTAGCTTGCAAAACATCTTCTTGTTTAAAATATGTTTGTAATAGAGGAATCCACTCTTGAACTACTTCTACTTTATTATATTGTTCCCTGCAATCAATAAACTTCTCTAAGTTATCCACGCTCGGTGGCATAATCAAGAGACACGAGATTACACCTTCAATAATTAAAGAAGGCATTATTACTCCTTACTTATTAAGTTAAGATGTCCTTTGTAGGTTAGTATGTTTCCTATGATTGTGAATACAAATTTTGTTATCACATAACAAAGTACCACGATTTGTGGTAAGCTGATTTCCACAAAACATACAACTTGTTCCTTTTACTTTCATAGGAATAAGTTTAATCGTAAATTTTGTAATTTGTGATTAAAATATAAAAAAAGACCTTTGATACTAGCAATAGCTTCAAGGGTCTTTTTAATTATGCTTTTATGTGATTAGTAAGTTTTCTTCTACCTGCTTTGCCTGAGCCTTTTCTCTCATCAACATTAAACATATTGACTTCTAATTCTATTGTTATGGTATCTTCTTTATCAACATCTTCAAGAGCTTTAGTTACATTAACCCAAAGTGTATTACCATTTACATCTACAACTAATTTTTCTTGGATTCCATAAGGAGTTTCTGCATAATATCTGTTAGTAACAAAACCTATAACTTCTTGTAAACCATTATTTAAAGGTGTTACTTTTTCGTTATTAAACTTAAGTAATTCTTCGGCACTTACTTCTTTTGGATATTGTGCCAAATATTCTAAAGTTTCAAGATACTTTTCGTGGTCTTTATCTGATTTTATAGATTGGTTTTCCCATTTTTTAACAGTACTTAATGCTTTATATTCAACTTTTTCTCCCCAACATTTGTAGCAAGTACCAGTTTGATATGTATAAATACCTGCACCACCACATCTAGAACATTCAAGCTCTACATAAGGCATTACTTTTCCATTCTTATTAGGGCGATAAACTAATTTAAACTCTGTTCCTAAAACTTCTGATTTATATGTTTCATTCATACTATGAATAATAATCAAAGATTATAAAGTATGCAAGTCGAAAAGGAGATTTATTACATTTGTGTAATTGCACCAACTACTAGCAATATAAGAGTTGATGTAGCAAAAAGTTCTTGTCTTGAGATTTTAGTATTTATCTTATCTTCTATGTCGTCAATTCTATCGTGCAATCTATCTTGATTTTTCAATATAAGTTCTAGCATTTCCTTGTTTGTATATCCGTTACTCATTACTCTCCTCACAACTCATTTGACCATACTTAGCGTTGCATATTGTTACATACGTTCCTCTATCATTCTGAGTTGTTGTACACATTATTTTCTAAATCCTATTGTTAGTAACCATATTGCCAATGTTATTACAGTAGCTATGGCAGTTATCTGTTGAGCTTGCCCTGTCAATGTAAGTGTTGCAATTACTAATCCAACTAAAGTCCACGCAAGGTTAAGGGTTTCTTTTACTGCTTGTATAAACCAAGACCACAATTTATTTATCAATCAAATCTCCTCATAGCAAAAGATACAATCCTAACCAAGATTGTTGGCACAATTACTTCTTGTGCTTTTTCTTTTTGGTCAGTCGTCATATCATTTGCGATATTGTTTAAATTTATTGCGTCTAAATCTATGTCTATAATAACACTTACAGGCGAAGCAACAAAAGACTCAAAGGCAATTTCTGTTGTAGCGTCAGCTAAAGTAAACGCTTGGTCTGAATCATTCTTAGCAAACTCTACGGCTCTCTCTACAAACTCATCTACTGCTTGTGCTACATTCTCATCAGTCTTAACTGCTTCTGCAATTATCTGTACATCTTCTGTTTCAGTAAACCCTAATACTTCTGCAACAACTTCGGTCTGTTCTTCTGTTAGGACTTCTTCTTGTGCAATCGTGATAACTTCTTCAACGACTTGTGCTACAACTTCAATAACTTCTTGGCTAACTTCTGCAAGATTCTCCACTCCGACATCATTAATTTCTTCCAAGATTTCAACAACTTCTTCGGTCTCAAGTTCTTCAACAAATTCTTCAATAGCTTCTTCCTTTGCTTCCTCATACTCTATACGTTCTTCTTCTGTATATTCCTCAAGTTCTTCTTCTGTAACTTTGGGAATATCTATAACAATAATTTCTTCTATAACTTCTTCAAGCTCTGCAACTTCTTCTTGTATTTCTTCCTCTGTAAGTTCTACTTCTTCTTCAACAACTTGCTCTTGAACTTCTGTTTCTGCTTCTGACTCATCTGTAAATACTTCTTCGACCAACTCATCTTCTATAATCTCATCTTCTATTTCTATAATTATATCTTTTGGTATGTCCTCAAATACAATTTCTTCTACTTCAACTTCTTCTAGTTCTTCAAGGAACTCCTCAACTTCAATAAACGTTTCAATAAATTCTTTAGCTTCTTCCTCGCTATCAAATTCAAATAACTCAACTTCTTCTTTAAGTTCAAGTTCTTTAACTTCAAACTCCATTTGTTTTTCAAGTTCTTCAATCTCTTGTTCAGTAAGCTCAATAAATTCTTCTTCAATAAATTTATCTTCCACTTCATCAACCACATTAACATCATTGAAAAGTTCTTCTTCGGTATCGTATTCTTCTTCATAATCTTCTTCTTCATAAACTTCTATAATTATAATGCAATCGCCACGTTCAATTTGTGCATTAGTCATAAAGCAACCAAACTCTTTTTCATTATCTATACGCTCTTGGTCTCTCTCAATAGTGCCGTCATTGACATCAGCTTGGGTATAAGTTTTATCTACACCTTCTACAACAATATCTACAATTATTTCTTCGGGTGGTGGTGGTAAAGGCTCAGGCTCTACATAAACTTCTTCAACTTTTGGTGGCAAAGTTGTAGTCGTAGTTGTTGGTGGAATAGTACTTGTAGTTGTTGTAGTGCTAGTTGTTGTAGTACTTGTTGTAGTTGTTCCACCATAGTCACAAGCTACACCAACACTAGAAGTCCATTCTGAATAGCTAGCGTCTGTATCATTGTCTGCTCTAACTTTTGCATTAAACGTACCTTGTGTATTCCCAAAAATTGATTCTCTATAACTCGCAGAAAAAACATAGCTCTTATAAGACAATGCAGTTTCCCACCCAGTACTATTAGCAACTGCGTAAGCGTCTGCCGTACCATTTTCATTAACATCAAAGCCAATAGCGTAACGCTCAGGTGGACTAGATTCAAAGCCGTCTGACTCTTGCCAAGTAACAGTCACGTTACCATTAGAACTATCACAAGCAATAGATATATCGTAAGGTGTTTGTGTAGGAACGTGATCAGCTAATGCTATTGAAGTAGGTGCTATGAAAAAGAGTACGCAGGTTATTCTAAGTAATTTGTTTAGTTTATTACGCACAAACTAGCCACCATTACAACAACCGTTGCCACAACAATCCATTACCAATCCTCAGGTTTTTGTGCTACTTCTTTATCTTCAAAAGTATATTTAGGATTTTTTTGCTCTAAGCCATTCTGAACGACTGAGAGACTCGAACTGAGAAATGCTACCCCCAGTAGCTCAATTAAATTCGCGTCAATTATTCCACTTTGATTTGCGAGGAATAAAGAGATTGAACTTTGAAGCCCAGTTCTAAAAGCCTTACTTAATATAAATTTCCAATATTCTTTATTTTTCATAATTATCCTATTCTTCTTCTACTTTACCACCGAATTGTCTACGGTTATAATCTTTACATTTTTTATTTCCACATAAGAATTTCTGCGTAGTAGATACATACAATAAGTCTTGTTTACATTTTGGGCAACTGATTATTATGGGAGACCCCCAAGCTAGATTATGTTCTTGTCCTCAAGTTTAGCATTTAGGGTTATGAGATTTCCATTTATCTCAGATAGTTTTTCTTGTATTGTGTCAGGTGCAATCATATCAGGTTGTGCCTTGTTAGATAGTTCAGTACTAAGATTAATGTTCGAGTATTCAATAGTTACTTTTTCTTTATTAAGTAAAGCGTCACGCACTTTAGGGTACATTTTTTTATAAGCGTCTCCTGAGCCACCAACAAAGCCGTCTTTACCTTTGTCTAGGTCTTGTTGTGTCTCTCCAAGAAGCAAACAACCTGCCGTGTGAGAATCTGTATTCCCTGTATGAATTAAAATATACTTAAAGTTAGGTACATCTTGAAGCTCTAGCATTCCCTTATGAAAAGTAGAGCCATATCTTGCAGTATATTTTGTATCGAAGCCACCAATATTTCTAAACTTAATCTCATAAGTTCCTAAAGGTATTGCAGTTTCGGACATTACTTTAACGTCCCTGACTTCATCTTCTAAAGTATAGCACTCGAACACACCGTCAATAAAAAGTAAACCATTAGTAGCGTCTTTACCAAACTGGTGTCTAATAACATTTAGTTTCATTAACTAGGTTTTGGATTATCAGATTTGACTTGTGCGATATGGTCTTTCCAAGTGGTTGTGTCGTTTAATAGGTCTTTATACTGCATATCCAATTGGTCTCCATAGGAAGCATACGCTTCTTGTCTAGCAGTTTTATAACCATTTTCTTGTTGGTCAAACTTACTATTAGCTAAATCTACAATAGCTTGGTCATAATCACTATCTGTAAATT